CTCATGGGTCGTATTGGATCAGAAATCGGCGCAGTTGGCGACGGATCGCCATTTACGGATGTCAGTGTTGACGGACTCAGTAAAATCCTGCGCGATGACCTGAAACTTGAACCGTATACAAATGAAGTGCTGTATTGTGGTACAACCGGTAAACAGATGCCCACAAGTATCTTTATGGGACCGATCTTCTATCAGCGCCTCAAACATATGGTTGACGATAAGGTGCATTCGCGCAGTTCTGGTCCACTTGTCATGCTCACCCGCCAACCCGCGGAAGGTCGTGCACGTGACGGCGGTTTGCGATTCGGTGAAATGGAACGTGATTGTATGGTCGCGCACGGTGCAACAGAATTCCTGAAAGAAATCATGATGGAGAAATCAGATAACTTCCAATGCTACGTCTGTAAATCATGTGGCTTGATTGGTCTTGTCAATCCAAAAGCAGGTATTTATAAATGTATGACATGCGACAATTCCGCTGAATTCTCTACTGTTCGTGTTCCCTATGCATATAAGTTGTTTCTACAAGAACTTGAATCGATGTCAATCTCTTCACGTCTACTGCCAGATTCACGTCTACGTTCACTTGGACGCGAAACTGCGTTTGCATCTGCGGCTGCAGTGAGTGCAAAGAAAGCCTAAGTAATGTTGAAAATTGCATGAATTAAATCCATTTTTTTGTATGACGTAAGATGTACACACAACAATTTTGGAAAAAATTGACGCGTGTAATTGCACAATGTTTGAATGGTGGGAGTCGAGTCAAGTGAGGAAGCACACTTGAGTCATATGGCTCCGTTTTACCAGATCCGTTCTGGTATATCTGGATTGCTTCCCGAGTGTAAAGGGTTGGTTGACACCTAAGCACGGTGGACGGGCGCAGCGGTAAGGAAAGGGCTGCGACGGGTTTCTGCGGGGAGGAGCAGAGACCAAAGGCTACTAACATGGTTGACAATGCTACATACAGAACAACAAGGCTTATTGGCAGAGTCTATTTGATATCACACACACCAAACGCCGCATACTCATGGTTTCGGGCATTAAAATCCCATATAGGCGATATGGGCAGGCACAGCGTACGAGATGAAGGCTGTGATGGATGTCTGCGGGGGAGGGAGCAGACTCAAAGGCAAACGGCGTTTTTTTACTTGGTTTTTTTGCATGCTTGGCGGGTCATACTAATTTATTTCCAACACAGATTCGCCAAAATACTTGACTTTTTCTTCCAAGTTCTTTTGGAAAAGAATCAATACAATAGTCATAACATGTCCACCTTCTAATTCCTTGAGCATTGAATGCCGGAAGCCGGCTACACCTTCAAATGGAAATGGGATTAATTCCACAATATTTCGTAATATATACGCAACAACACCAATTGCAAACACATGAACTATTATTTCTAATAATAACTTCCACTTTGGTTCATTTTTGTATTTATCTTTATTAAATTTACCATATAGTAAATCAAAACCTTTTGCAAATATCAAGCCAAATATAAAAAACAAAAACGTTACATATCCAATATCGAATAATTTTACACCTAAAAAGGTTAGAGTGAACGGAACGCTCATTTTCTACTAGATATAAATAATTTCTTACAATACTATATAATGCTCAAATATCTTGTAGAATTTTTAGGAACGTTTTTATTTCTTTCTGTTGTTGTGGCAACAGGTCAACCTGTATTGATCGCTCTGGCTCTTTTAGCAGTCATATTGCTGGGCGGGGCTATTAGTGGCGGACATTTCAACCCGGCAATTAGTTTAATGTTCTGGGCAAAAGGGGCTTTGACAAATGTGGATCTAGCCGGTTATGTTATTTCACAAAGTCTAGGAGGACTAGGCGCATTAGCAGTATTTAATGCGCTGAGTAAACGTATGTAAATATTATTGGATAAATATGTTCGATATATAAATGTATATTGAATATATTTATGATACTAGCACCGTCTCTCATTCACGACATTTAACCCATGCAACTGTCCCTAAAAACAAAACTGCAAACAATGCGCCTGCGGCTACACGTTGGGACGTAGGATTCGCAAATCCTTCTTTGCGTTCTTTGCGTTCTTTGCGTTCTCGAGACGCTGCGCCTGTTTTTAATGCTTTATTGTATTCATCTTGACTAATATATTTATCAAACACCCATCGTGTTTGATGTGGCTTTCCACCAATCAACGTGTATTCACCATCAGGACCTTCGCCATTCCAACGCACAGGTTGACCATTTTTATCTTTTGTGTACGGCGATTGTACTTTGCCTTCCATATCACCAATTGGGAGTGTGACCTTTTTACATTGCGCATATCCACTTCCAATCACGGCTTGGAAAAAAGGACGTGGATCCAATGCAGATGCAGAATCCTCTACAATACCGGGTGCTAATCCACGAAATTGAACACCCATTGTTTTTTGAATTTCATTGCCCACACGTCCACCTAATCCTTTTGGAATAGTATCAATGTACTCATACATATCTGCTCCATTACTGCATGTCGCACCAGTTTTTGTGAAAAAACGAACACCTAGTGGCTGCTGGTGCATACGACGACCTTGTGCTTTGGCTAAACCGGTCGGTTGACCAAAACCAATAGCATCGACATAATAATTTACGCCAGCCACAGCCCGCATGATCCCTTCAAACGATCCATCACGTCCAATTCCTAATTCTGACGGCGTCTTCAATTCATCAGCATAATTATATTCCGGACCAAGCATATCCTCTTCTTCTAAACTGCGGTTAAAATTTTTGGATGATGATACATTACCGTTACCTGAAAATCATGAAGTGAATGAAATTATAAATAGTTTACACGTATTGCCTAGACCGGTAGAAGTACCTGTTATAAAAGTTAGCAAAGCCAAGCCAATAGGAGTAAAACGATATAAACCAAAAACAACGGTGCCTGTAAAAGCACCGTTGTTTATAGAAGATACATAGATTAGTTTTTCATTTGTTTTCTTGTTTTTCTTACACCTTTACGTAAACGTCTAGATCCACCCTTTGCGCCGCCAGCACCACCAGTGCCACCATTTGCATTTTTATTAGCTTTATTAGCAGCATTGTTATTATTGTTTCCAATTTGATACGTTTCATAATTTGTTTTTGATGCTTTCATTAGGAATTTCATTTTCAAACATGATTTTGAAGGTAAAATAAGTACTTCTTCTTCAGCCATATTGAGATTTGATAAATCTAGGACACGAGTTCCAGTCGGAATAACTACTTTTTTGACTGGATTATATTTATTGAAACTTTGTGCACGGTCTGGATTTTTACTTGTTGCAACAACAGTTCGCAGACTGACATTTTTAAAGTGAGGACTTCCTCTATATACTATTAAATCTTCCGTAAGGGGTTTTGCAGCAGAACATAAATATGTAAATTGTTCATCCATCCTAGATGCTGCATACGTCCAAATCTGTTCATCGCCAATAAATGGATTTGTAAGAATTGATTTAATAAACTCGGGACGCATTAAATAATTTGAAAGCAATCCATGTGTTATCCATGCATGTATTGCTGTAATTTCAGGTAAACTATATAATGTAGGTAATTCCGATGTAATTGTAGTTCCATCAAGTTCAATTATAGGCAATAACGGTGATCCCCTACTATATTTATATGCAATGTTTAATGAACGATATAATTCGATATTACAATCTTCAACTACATAATACCCGTAATTATCGCCAGGAAATGTATCAAATTTAACCTTTATGATCTGTGATTTGTTAAACAGTTCTTGAATCACTGACTCAAGGAGTTGCGTGATTTTATATAACATATATACATAGTATTCGTCGTATTCCATGCCTTCTTTTTCCTTTTCGTTCTCTAGCTCCTCATTATAGAAATCATAAAGTATATTTATTTTTGTTTCTCTTTCATCTATGCGTTTTATAATATCAATTCCTGCTCCTGCTCCTGCTCCTGCTCCTGCTCCTGCTCCTGCACCTGCACCTCCAGCACCACCCATAGCAGGTTCCACATAGATCAATAACTCGCTTCGTACTTTATCAATTTTTGACTTTAACGGATTTTTATCTGAAATTTTAGCGGAAGGAAATAATGTAGGAAGTGCATAATATATGATTTCTTTTTCTTTTATTTCATTAAATGCGTTTATAAAAGCGTCAATCTTAAGCATAGATATATCGTATCCACATGGACCAACTTCAACAATCTTAGTAGGGACATTTCTAAATTTAATACCACTTGATGTTTTTTCTGAAATATCAATATTTATCGTTTGTCCAATTGAAACCATTCCTCTCTATAAAAGGAAGCAAAAATATCGAAAGCAGGAGCAGGTGCAGATGCAGGTGCAGGTGCAGGTGCAGGTGCAGATGCAGGTGCAGGAGCAGGAGCAGGAGCAGGAGCAGGAGCAGGAGCAGGAGCAGGAGCAGGAGCAGGTGCAGCTGCTAAACGATCTAATTCAATTTCATCCGCTGCTGTTTTTGCAACATGTCTTACACGGTTTTTAAGAATTTCATGTTTCGGCATAAATTCGGCTGCAGCGGGATTCATTTTCTATTATAGTTTTTTTTCGTGTTTGTCTACGTTTATCACAAACAATACGACCAATTAATACACACCCAATTCGGGCACCTGAATGACCGGGGATGTTTGACTATCAGTCCAGTTTCCATGTCCTAGATCATCTACATCTTCATGAATAATTACAGATCATCCATATAAATCCTCAAGTTTTACAAAAAAATGACAATGTTTAAACATATTTCGTGTTTAGTTAAGACGCTTTGAAATTTTCGAAAACCATGGCAATGTTATTTCCAGGTGTCAATGGAGGATCATCCTCCGAACATCCTTGTACTTCAAACAATCCTTCTGATGATCTTCGTGATTTAGCAGCGGCGTTTGAAGCCGATGATTCCGCCGTGATGCTGGCTGATGATACATCACATATTTGTGATGCATGTGAATCCGGCGAGAATGTCCAAACACATGAAGATGAAATTATATGTACTGCATGCGGCACGCATCTTGGATATTTAATCGATACATCCGCCGAATATCGTTGGTTTGGATCGGAGGATCGTACCCCAGATCCAACACGTGTCGGCAATCCTCTCAATCCATTGCTTCCCGTTTCATCACTCGGCACACGTATTTTAGTTCGTCCAGGTGATAATAAAGTCATGCGCCGCATTCGACAATATCATTTATGGACAGTTATGCCGTATCGCGAACGGACACTTTGGGGAGTATTTGAAATGCTGCAAGTTCGTGCAAGTAACGCGGGTATTAGTAACGCAATTGTTGAAGAAACCAAACAATTGTATGCACAGGTTTCACCGCTCTGTATTTGCCGCGGACAGCAGAAAGATGCACTACTAGCCGCCTGTTTATATGAAAGCCTGAAACGCCATGGCACACCGCGTAAACCGTGTGAAATTGCAGAAATGTTTCAAATTGATGTAAAACTAATTACACGTGGCGTCAAGCAATTTTCAGGGCTATTGGATGAACATTTACACACGGCTGCGCCTGATGAAAAAGTACACGATACTCCCAGCACGAACTTTAGACATTATTTGGAACCGGCTATTCATAAATTGGAGACACCGCGCAATCTTCATGGAACAATTTTGGAACTTGCGGGCGGAATTGGCGCGGGCATTGATGAATTTGGTATTTGCCCTGAAGCCACACCGCAATCGTTGGCGGCGTGTGCACTCATGCTGACATGCGCATATCTCAAAATTAATAAACCCAATACGGATGTTGCACGTGTATGTGATATAAGTGCTGCAACGCTATCACGAAATATGAATCGCCTGACGCGCGAAAAAGATTGGCGACCTGTACTTTTCAAACGATGTGGGATTGTCTATAAATAAAGAAATTCATTATAAAGAGTAGGAATGGGTGCATCATACTCAACATCAATACCTGGCGCTACGGAGCGTCAAAAAGAACGTTTTGGCGTTTTTTCTTTACGGACAAAACAACATCAAACTTTGACTGTATTGGAGGATTTGATTGTTGAACTTATGAATGATAAAAGTTTAATATCTCTCATGGCACTATTTAAACAAGGTAAATCTGGTATTGATTGCACAGATATGTTTATTGTATTGTCATCAACATTAAAGAAAGAATTTCAAGTACTAAAATTCCCGGATCCTATTCGTCCCAGTCAGATATCTGACATTGCATATTTACCGAAAAGTGTGTATGACACACGATTTAAGGAAGATACAAGTCGCGGGGAATTATGTAAAAACATTGCATGGTTTATGGTTCGTTTCACAACACTTGTGTTTGCGCTTGCAGCCAGTTTGAAAGTACCTCGAACATTGACATTTGAAATGCCGAGCGGTAAACTGTTTGTACCGAATTTACCAAATGTAACAGAATTGGGCTTTGATATAAAACGAATTAATGGACACGGATCTATCCCATCACGTTCTGAACTTGTTTTTATTCAATCAGATAATGTTCTTATCGATAAAAAACAAAGTATTGTGTTTTTGAATGGTGTGTCTGAAACCGGTGTTGCACGTATTGCAATTGAAC